GGAAGATCGGCCCTTATGAGAATGGAAACATTACCTGTTGCAGATGAAGGCAATACTATTACACGATATGTTAGAGATGCCTGGCAATATAATTTGGATACTCAAGATACTATGTGTGGTTCACCACTTATAGTTAGAAATACTCAAATTACACCAGGCAAGATATGTGGAATACATATTGCTGGATTATCTGGAACAGGTGATGGTTGGTCTACTCCAATTTATTTAGAAGATATAGAGAAGATTTTGTCTTTGTTTGGAGATAATGTGAAATTTGTGCAACATGCACGTTTTCCATTAGATGAATACCCAAAAGAACAAGGACAAATACCTGAATCTGCTGAATTTTTAAGATTGGGGTCACTGAAGAAACCAGTTGCTCAACCTGCAGTTACTAAAATAATACCATCACCCCTTTACGGTAAGATTAAGGAACCTGAGTCAAAACCATGTGTTTTAAGGCCAATAACCTTAGAAAATGGTGAAAAATGGGATCCAAGAACTTACCGTTTAGGAAGATTAGGAAATATAACACAAGCTATTGATGAAACATTAATTACTCATGCTAAGAATGCGTTCGTTGATGAGTTGTCAACAGTTATATCTGCACATGAAGAATCGCGAAATGAAAATATTAAGGCAGTTTATTCATTTGAAGAAGCTTGCCTTGGCATTGATGGAGAATTATTTGTTAATTCAATTAAAAGAGATACTTCTTCTGGATTTCCTTTTATTCAGATGCCAAATTTTACTCGAAAAGATATATTTGGATCAGAAGAAGTTTATAAATTAGATACTCCTCAATGTGAGATATTAAAGAAACGATGTGCTGATATAATTGATAATGCAAAACAAGGAATTGTTTTGGATCATTATTTTGTTGATACGCTTAAAGATGAACGCAAACCTATTCATAAGGCTCATAAAACTAGATTATTTAGTGCTGGTGCCATAGATTATTTAATAGTTTGTAAGCAATATTTTAATGGACCTGTGGCACTTTTAAGTAAGTTACGTAATTTTAGTCATATTAGTGTAGGTACAAATGTGTATTCTGAAGACTGGGGACAAATAGTTAAGATTTTGCATAGGAAAGCAAAGAACATTATTGCCGGAGACTTTGAAGGATTTGATGCTTCACAGCATCAAAGATTATTGGAAGCTGCGGGAGAAGTTCTGATAGAAATATCAAGACGTTTTCTTGGAGCTACTGAAGAAGATATCAAAGTCATGCGAGTTTTACTAGTATCCCTTTTTAACAGTATGCACATTTGTGGCAAAGAAATTGTACAATGGACACATTCATTACCATCAGGTCATTATCTTACTGCAATTATAAATTCAATTTTTGTTAATCTTGCATTTTGTATTGTTTGGATGTTGGCCTTTGATATGTGTTCTTATTTCTTTGCCAGAAAATTTTGGAAGGAATGTGGGATTGTAGCATATGGAGATGATCATCTTGTTAGTGTACCTGAATCTAGATTAAATAAATTTAATCAGATTGTTTTACCATCCTTAATGTCATTAATCGGTTTAGGTTATACTATGGAAGATAAAGATGCATGTGCTACAGAAAAATCCCGACTTATAACGGACGTAAGCTATCTTAAACGGAAATTTCTATTTGATAAGATTGGAAATCGCTGGTTGTGTCCGCTTTCTCTATCCACTGTATTGGAATTTCCAATGTGGGTAAGAAAGTGTCCCGATCCAAATGCACAGACAATTGTTGAATTGGAAAAAGCAATTCAGGAATTGTCTTTGCATGATGAAGAAACATGGTGTAAATGGTTGCCAGTTCTTCGTAGATGTGGAGAAGAGCTGGGCCATTATACTGATCTTTTGGATCAGGAGGAAGTTAGATTAGTTGCCACATCTCAGACGGAATTACTTTAAGGCAAACGTGTGATCCCTGCATTAACTCAACAAATCTCCGATGTAAATAAAGAGTTTTTGTAACGCTGCGTTTGTAACTACCTGGGCTATTTAGCCTTACCTCCCAGGATGGGTAGTGGCAGCCCCACAATATCCAGGGAACCATCGGTATATACTATCAGGTTAAGTGGCCGATAGTATGAAAAATTCACTTGCTACTAAACAAGAAAATAATTCAATAGCTCAAGCTGAGGTAGCGCCTCAGGAAGGACAGAATGCTCAGGAGCAACAGGAGATCACTTCATTTAATGATGATCTTGCTGTTATTCCTGAGGGAGTACCCGGAGAGACACCAGTCCCGTCTTTTCGGCATGATCAATTCACGGACTTTTCAGACCATTCTATTATTTCGTTTTTAGAGAGGCCTCAGCTTCAGTCGTCGTTTCAGTGGGAATTCGCGCAATCGGGCGGTGCTTCGGGGTTGAATTCGATTGGTTACGATCTGTTGAAAACGAACGACTCGCCAGGGTTGTTAGTACCTTCACAGATATTCAAACCCATGTACCTACGGAAACTGGACGGTTTTGCTGGGTTCAAAGCGACCGCAGTCTTCAAGTTACAAGTAAACAGCCAACCGTTTATGGCGGGCCGTCTGCTTATGGCAGCTACCCCCATGCCTACATTGCTGGCAGCGAGAGAAGAATATCTCGCCGCGACTATATCCAACCTGCAGTGTATTCATCATGTACAGATGGACATAGCAAAACAAACTGAAGTTGAGCTCCGAGTTCCTTTTATATCACCTTACAATTGTTACGATCTCGTGACAGGCAATTTTGATTGGGCAAAGTTATATATTAAAGTATATTCACCTTTAAATACCACAATGAATGGAACAAAATTAGAATGTTTGTTGTGGGTTCATTTTGAAAATATAGAATTAGGTTTCCCTACTTCTGCCCCATTAAAAGCTATGCCTGCTACCTCTCAATCAGGTGAAATTAAGCAGCCCGAAGTTATTTTAATACCTAAATCTCAAAGTGGAAATTTGAGAAAAACACTACGTTTGCCTAGTTCAAATACATCATATTATATGGCTGTTAATACAACAGAAAAGACAAAAGAACAAATTATACCTGCGTCAGGATATCATTGTCATTTGAAGGGTTCATTAAGAATTTGTTTTGAATCACCTCCCAAAGGTGAGACTACAGGTTCTGTGATCCTTAAAAGTGAGAATGGTTATTCTTTTACAGCTATATATCCAATAATTTCAACACAAGGATGGAGCATGACTGATGTTGTTATACCAATAGAATTTTATTTTCAAGAAAATATTAAATTAACTTTAAATTTAACTGGTGATTCAACTCAACGTGCTACATTTTTAATGAATGTCATGCAATATGAATTAGGCAATCCTATTGTTAAAATAGATCCAAGTCAATTACCCCTTCCAACAACTGGAGGAGGTGGTGGAGGTGGGTCTGTAGTTACAATAGATAAATGTTCATTACCACTATGGGTTTCAAATGTTCCGCCATTTGACCCTGATGCAGACAGACAGGATTGTCCAAACATCAATCCTCCACCACCATTACCTAGATCACAATCAGGAAAAGTTTCACGAATTCCTGTGCGTCAGACGAAGTCCCGCGCGCCTCCTAAAGAGGCTTCGAATGCCGTTGTGAAAAAGGTAAGAGCTCAAGAACAAGCTAAGGTGGTGGATAGTCCTGCTGCTTCCTCTATTAAAGGTTGGGGAGATAAGATTAAGAGCGTTGGAACATCCATTGTTGATGGAGTTGTTTCTGTTGCTGCTGGAATTGCCAATTTCTTTGGTTGGTCTAAACCACAAATTGAAATTGCTGGTTGTACTGTGTTAGCACGTCCAACTGAGTATTTTTCAAACTGTGATGGTGGAGATCATAGCCACGTATTGGGACTCACTATTAGCAATAATATTGATGTATATCCCAATTTGAGTGGTACTGATCTTGATGAGACCTCTTTTGAATTTCTCAAAAGAATACCAAATTTTATTGGCAGTTTCAAGTATGGCGAAGATATATCCACTATAGCTACTAATAATATATTATCCGCTTTCCTAGTTACCCCTGTATACACCCAACCGTGGACAATCGATTTTAACAACTTCTACCAAGGAGATCCCCTTAGATTACCAACATCCTTAGCATATATATCTAGTCCTTTTGCTTATTGGACTGGATCTTTAGTTTATACTTTTAGATTCGTTAAGACAGATTATCATTCAGGACGTGTTGAATTTAGTTTTCATCCGTTTGTGACAGATGTAAAGGTTGCTTATGGAGACCAGGGAAGATATGATCAGGTATATCGTGTTATTGTTGATTTAAGAGAGAATTCAGAAGTTTCTATAACAGTTCCTTATGTTTCACCACAGCCGTGGAAACTTTTGGAATATGATCAGAAACTTTTTGATCCTTATCTGAATGAATCACGTAGTTCAGATATCAACAATTTACGATATGCTACTGGCCTATTTGTGGTCCGTAAGCTTACACCACTAATTGTTCAAAACAATATAGCGCCAAAGGAAATTGAATGTGTTGTTGAAGTGCGAGCTGGTGATGATTACCAGGTTGCTTGTCCGACACATAATGTTTATTTGCCGTTTGCTTTTGACAATGAAGTGGTTGCAAAATCACAAGCGGGTGCTGTTTATGCAACACCTGGAACATCTGATACTCGTACTAGAGCTCTTGAAGGTTTTGTACCTCCAAGTATAACTGGTAATGAGATTGATATCAATCGTCCTGATGTTCAAAATTTCACAATGGGAGAGATGTTTGAATCCTTTCGATGTTTTACGCGGAGATTTAATTTTTCTAAACAAATTGACGTTAGTGTTGTTAGGACTGGTTATGCTACTAGATATAATCCTCAAACTGGCAAATATATCAATGCCTACAATTATGATCAGCCTAGTGCTGTCATTAATCCGGCGTTATATATTCAACCTCCTAAGCTCGCTGTTTCGCAATTGGATAGAACTCGTATCACTGATGGTCAACCGGAACAAGCGTTTACGATTGGCTTCAGGCAACTCCCAACTCCCCTTTCATTTGTAGGTGGTAGTTTTTGTTTTTATCGAGGTGGGGCTAGATTTAAGACATGTGCAATTTCAACTTATGATGGAACTATAATTCCTAATAATTTGACTGTTGGTAAGATAATCTAT